AGAATTTAAATGGTTAGATATATTCAAACCTAAAAATTCAGAACAGGCATATATGCTTCTTGCAATTATTGTAGGCGCTATATTTTCAACTCTAACCTTATTACAAGGTGCTAATGACGATGACAAAGAAAAAAAATTACCCACGCAAGAACAGGTTATTGAGCAAACTAAGCAGTATGCTTTACCTCCAAGTAAGGACACGGTATTTATAGAGAAGCCAGCTACCAAGACTGCCCCATCTAAGACTAAGCCTGGTCGAAATGTACTTTGCCCTTGCGGCAGCGGTATAAAATTTAAAAACTGCCACGGTAAAGAGTGAATTAAGTGTACGGTGCTCAATTAAAACAACTAAACCGCTGCCGTCTTATCCTTAAACTCCGTTTCAAAAACAAGCTGCACAACCTTTAAACCATCTCGGCGGGTTTCTTCTCTCATGCCTTTGCGGGTAAACGGCCTCATACCACCGCTGCTATAGCCTTGAAGTTTCAAATACACCTTTTGGGCGGCATCAAAGAAAGCTGTTGCCGATCCTAAAGCAGCATCGGACGTAACTGCCGATGTTTCTCCGGAATATCGAGATGCCAGCCGGATAGTGATCATTGCCTGACAGGTTTGAATATTAGATATGATATTCTCACACCTCGGCAGCTCTATTTTAATCAGAGCGCATGGAAAATCTACAGGCGGCGTATCTGAAAAGTCTAACTGGCCTTTTTCAAGGTCTACCCATTTTAATTCGGGAATGTCTTTTAACAGCTCTCGGATCAATAAAAATAACTCTTTCATGCTTTTAATATTTCTTGTATGTGTCTGCCTGCTGCCACAATGAGCCTGCGTTTTAATTGAGGGCTTGCGCCTAAAAATCTTCGCTCAGGCATTTGATAGCCGTAAGCTTTAAAGGTCAATCCTTGCCCAGCTGATGTGCCCTTTTTATAGGCTCCCATGCCGCCGAACATCTTTCCCTTTTCGCCTCTGGTATACCGGTTACGAACAAAGGTTTCACTACGTGCTGAGCGTTCGATTGAGCCGCCGTTATTGTGCACCGCTGCGTAAGGAACATCAGAGCCGACAGTGACTTTACCCGGAGCAGAGGATATTACTCTGGGGCTTCGCTTTAAACGGCCAGACTTTACCAATAAAGCACGGCCAGTGTCTTTTTTACTTTTACGCTTAGCCCATGGCTTGCCTTCCCAGCTTTGTTTCTCCAAATTATCTATGGCAAAGTTTACCGCTTCATTTCCAATAACCTTGGGCAAATCCTGATGCACCCGGTCGATGCGATCGGTTACCTGCTTAAAGAAAAGCTCTATCCTTTGCGTATTCATAATTTTGTTATATTTGTAGTCATTAGCGGGGTCGCGTACCTCGCTTGCCCCGCAGGCTGTAAATTAACTTTTACAGCCTGCGGTCATTTACGGCTTTTTGTATTCGTAAAACTCACCATCCTGAGTTACAAAAGTTATCTGCTTTAACCACTTCAAACTACCAAAGCGTTCCTTTGCTATAGCAGATAGTTCTGATTCTGAAAAGTCTCTTGTAAGTTGCACTATAACGAAATCGGCCTGCTTAGTACCAGCCGCAATACGGCCTTGAATGCCCTCCTGTGTGTTTGGTGATTCAGGCTTCTTTAATTCGGCATATTGACCGCCTGCCTTTGCATCCGGGTTCTTTGTCCCGCGATCGTAACCAGGCATTAGCTTTTTACGCAGAGCGGTTTCGCTCGCATAAATCTCCGGCAGGATATCGAACGTGATTCCCTTCTCAGTATGCAACTTGCCGATATTTAGCAAGTCGGCTAAATCGCCTTTATTCTCTAGCTCTGTTTTGCGATGTACCCGCAGCTCGGTGCCATCTGCTGATTTAAAGCGCACCAGGTATTGTTGCTCTTTCGGCATATACAGCGTGGCATTGTTCACCACGTGCAAAGGCACATCTGTATAATAAGCATGGCCAGCCGGAAAGATAAAACCACGTTCGCCCAGATTAACCTTGTACATGGCCGGTAATTTCTCCGGATAAACAATGTCTTCGATCGGTGTGATGGTTCCTTCCTTAAGCTGCTTTACGGTTGTGCGGCAATTGAAGTGGTTTGGTGGGAAATAGATTAACCAAAACGGATCATCAACCGGTCGGATTACTTTGTGCAGGCTGCGGCATAAATCTGAAGTATTCCCATCGATCACGGCGATAAATTGCAGCAAAGGAAAGAGCTCTTTTTCTGCCTGTATCTTTTTCCACTTAGCCGCCATCTGAGCACCACCAATTGCGCTGTCGTACTCAGTACGCAACCAGCGCATTTGAACGCCTGCAATGTTTTCAGCCTCGCGTTTAAAATCGTTGTACTCCCTGATCTTGCCGTTCGCATCGATCAGCGCTTTGCCCATATCGCGTAATTGCGTATGCGTTTTAGCGGCAGAGAATTGCCACACATTGTTTTGTAGGGCGGCAAGTGAGTCGTAATCCGGACTATCCCAATCAACGTCAGAGAAAGAAGCACCAAAGCCTTTAAACACGGCCTCCTGGAGTTTTTTGCCGTAAGCCTTGATAAGTGCTTCGTCTACCTCCGGCGCTTGTTTAGCGGACCATATTTGAGATATAAGATCGGTGATGTGCTGCTTGTAGTCTTCGGGTAAGTCCTCGAATGCTAAACGCGCCTCTTGCTGGCTACAGCAACTATAGTAAGTTTTGTCTACTACGGCTTGTAATTCGATAAATGAGAGCCCGCCCAGCCCGGCTGTTGGAGCTGGGCTTAGTCGAAAAAATTGCCGAAGGTTAAGTCTTCTTTTTTCTTTTTGTCTTTAAGATCGTTGTCATCGTCAGGTTTAGCCGGAGTACGATCGCCGATAACTTTAACTCCAAATTTAGCAGTTAACCAATCGTTGTCTATCTGCTTGAACCTCAAAAGACCTTCTGTAAATTTCCAAAGCTGGCCGATATCCTCAGCGGGAAGGTATTTAAATGATAAGCCAGGCTTAATGAATCCGAGGTTAACCAATGCCGGAAGGTTTGTATTATTCCAGTACTCCTCCAGTATATCCAAGTCCGATAGAACCAGCTCCCATTGCAGATTTTGAGAAGCCTGCTCCTTACCTCTACTGCCGTGTTTAGTATCCTGCCCGATGACCGCACCGTTATATAATAGTGATATTTCATCACGGCACAAGCTGATTAAGTTTGCATAAACATCACCGTTAGTATTAACTCCGGTTGCCCACTCAAAAGTTTCAGTTTCGTCAATAATGAAGTAAGCCGCAGCCGCCATATCTTTCATCATTGCTTCGGCACGATTAAGCTGCTCCGGATCGGCGGTGTTTGTTTTTAAAACCCTTGGCGGGATGCCGTAGATTTCGCAAAGCTCAGACCAGCAACTTTGAGCAAATCGTTTAAATAGAACATGAACCGCAGCCTTATTCAATCGCCCAAGGTTACCTGTATTATACTCTAAAATCCAAGTGCCAAACTCAGCTACCTCACGATATTTTATACTGTTTAAGGTATTTCCATAGTCAGGGTAAAACATGCCGTTTTGAGGCACTACGTTGGTTCGTGGAATGGTATTAACAACTAATTGTGGCTTTCCATCCGAACCGAGTTTTATTTCAAGCTCAAGCAAAGTATATCCGTAATCTTCAGCATCCAATACCGCATGGTTAAACTGCCGGGTTGCTGGCATCTTTTTTAAGATGGCGGTTTGCTCTTCGTCGATATCGCCCGCCTCATTTACTAAAGCAAAGTCAACCGAAAAGCTTTGCAATTTTCTATTGTCCCGCTGGGAGGTCAAAAGTGCATCGTTCAATATTTCATTATACAGAAGCTGCAATAAATAATTGGTGGGATTATCTGCGTTCTCTGCAGCGTTTAACGCCCGAGTACGGGATTGAATATCTTGCCTGATTCTTAGAACAGATTTTTGTACGCTTCCAAGGATGCGCCGCTTAACAGCGACTTTGGTGCTGCCAGCAGCAGGGGTTGGTTTCTTTCTATTCATGATTAAATTTTTCTCTGCCGCCACTTCTGTAATTTGTCCTGTTGCTTTCAATTACAGCCATTGGCCAGCCTTTGGGAGTGATTTTGCCTAATTTTTGAAGCTCGGATAATGATGCCTTGTAACGGCTGTCGGTTGTTTCCATATCCACAGCGGCATTGCATACGGTTACTAAATGCCATTTTGCAATATTTTTGATATAGGTTACCAGGTCGGAGTATTTCTCTCTTTCTTCGCCGGTTGCTGCAAAAATTACGTCTGTGTCAAACCTCAAGAGATATCGCGCTGCTTGGGTTACTGCGGTGTAAATTGCGTCTTGTACCTTGGTATCATCACCGCGAGTAATTACGTCAATACTTTCCTCGAAAATGACGCTGGTTAAATCTTCTTTTGTGATAAATGACATAATTAATGCTTTCTACTTTCCCTCGGCTGATGCCTGTAGGTGGTTTTTTTTCTGACAATCTTATTTTTCATGATCCAAACAGCACCTTCCAACGTGTCAGGCCCATCGACGTGTTTAGCATTTTCTGAAACTCCAAGCATTTGGCTTTCCATTTTTTTCATATGCTTATCGCCCTTTAATTTTTCATCAAAAAGGAGGTTTCCTTGTTTGTCGAGGGGTTGCAGGGTTCCATCTATACGATCGATCTTGTCGCCCTTTTTTCGGGTATCTTCTCGTAGTGGTGGCAGTGACAGTCCCTCGTCTTCGGCCATTTTATACATTGCAGGCTTTATAACTTGTGTATAGTGTGGGTCTTGCAGAGAGTTGTTTTCAATAAATATTGCCTTTGGCTCGACATTATTATCTGACAAGAACTTATCAGCTTGGAAAATCCAGTTCACAAATTCATTATTATTAGTCTGTTCAAGCCGAATCCAATAGGTGTAAAATTTAAACTTTTTATATCCGGTGATGATGCCTGATTTATAACTAGCAGTTGATTTGCCGCCTGTTTTTTTCTTATCCTTATTCGAAGTGGAAGGGTCAAAATACACCACGACCATTTCGCAGCTTGATATCTTAGGAGCTTTAGCATAAGTAACCGTTTCAAATATTTCGCCCTCAATTATTGGATTATTAAAGTATTCCTTTTCGCCTGCGTTGTCGGTAATTTGGCCTAGTACCCTGTCTATGTGCGCCTCTGTATTTTTTTGAGGCCAGGTGCTCTTACCCTCAGCATCCCTGATGTTGACAATGTCATGCTTATCAGCCTTTTTTGCCATTTCGGTGATGCAGCAAAAAGAGGCAATAATGTTTCCGCAGGCGAGTATTAATAAAGCCCGTGAAATATCCCTCGTAGGAATTAATGCCTCGTCAATCCATTTAACCTTAACCTTTATGCGGTCTTCGTTCCGACACTCCTCATCCGTATCAATATCATCTATAAGGATTATCGTTGGCCTTATAGCATCTTTTCGCGTTCCACGTGGGCTTTGACCGGCTCCAAGTGCCCGGAAAGCAACACCCTTTCTTGTAATGAATTCGCCAGCCTCCCAATTACCAATGCTTTGTTGTTGGCCATAATCATTAATAATCCGGTTATTGCTTTCTAAAATTGCTTTATAAGGAAGTAAGAGGCGCTCAGCGTTATCATAGGTACTAGAAACCATGATGATATTGTCATTCTCTCTAGTAAGCGCTAAATAAAGCACTTCCATCATTGTGCGGCCTGACTTTGATAAACCACGGGCCCATGACCTCACCTCGTACCACTCAGGGTTGTTTAACACTCGCCGGGTAGCAGCTATATGAAATGGCGCAGGCTCTGCTGTGTAAAAATTGGGAAAGTAATATTTGAACCATTCCTCCGGATTTTTCTCTAACCGGGCAACTCGCTTCTTTCTTTCAACCGCAGTTTCGTTAAGGTCGATCGGCGTTGCTTTGGATATATTATCCCGAAACTGGTTCCAAAGCTCCAAATATTGCTTATCTGTCTGCTTTGCCATTACTTCATTTTAGACTGGATGAACATATCAAAAGCGCTAGTCATTCGCTTGGCTAAGTCCAAATCGTATTGCCTAACTG